TAAGTAGCTTTAAGTCGGTATAACTAGTCGGTTCATAATAGTTATATTTATTTCCGTTGATTTCAATGGTCTTTAACATTATATATACTAACAAAATATTTCTATATTATTTAAAGAAAAAAGGTTTTATACCTCTTATTACATTATTGGGTAAACATATAATTAACAATCACGAAAACATTTTTGACTACAATATGGCATATCATCATTACCTAAAATACAATAAGAATGATTTTTACAATACAATTTATCACAATTAAAACAAGTTACATTGAGATTCATATTCATATTAAAACATATATAACAATGAGGTTGTATTTCATCTTCGTCTTCATCTTCGTCTTTTGTATTATTTATATTATAATGTTGAATAATTTTGGGGTGTATTCTTAAATGAGTTTTATAAACCCAATCTTGAAAATCTTGTCCATCTGGGATACATTCGTCAAGTGTTTTATAGTGTTCCATTTGTTAATTAATTAAACAGTAATCTAAAGGGTAATATACTCTATCTCTATGGCTAAAAAGTATTTCAATTTTTTCTTTTATACTAATTAAACAAGGGTAACTAAAAATTATATATACTAACACGTTGTCTTACATATAATTAAAGAAAAAGTTACTTAAAGATAATATATTATTTGTTAGTATAATGAGTGAACAATATTTAAAACACAAAGATTACTTTAAAAAGTATTATGAAACTAATAAAACAGAATTGCTAAAAAAGCAAAAGATATATGATGATAATCGCCGAGAGAAAAAGTCCGAATATTATAAAGCGAATAAAGATAAACGCAAAGCATACTATCAAGCTAATCGTGAAAGATTATTGGAATATCAAAAGAAAAAGAGAGATGAAAAGAAAGCAAACCAACTAACAAGTGATACTACATAATAGTTTTTGTTTCTGCATTCCAAATGCCTGTTTTTATTTTTTTCTTATAATTATCAACAGAGTCATATAAAGTATTATTGCGTGGATCTATTAAATATTTCTTTTGTTGAATAGTAATTTTTTTAAGTTGAGTTTTTGTTTTTACTGGCTTTGCTTTAACCTCAATTTCCATTGCTGGTTCTTCTGGTACTGGTTTTGGTTTAGGTAATGATGCTAAAACTTTCTTTTTTTTCTCTTGAGTTGCTACCATTTTACTTCTATTATCTTCGGCTTCCATTTTTAGGATATTATCTTTTTTAGATAATTTCTTACTAACCCCATATTTAGCTCTATATGTTTCTTTACACTCAGGTTTAGATAAGGCACAACCATACGATAAATTATTATCGGCAGCGAACTCTTTCACGTGTGAGACCCATTGATTTGGCATTCTTAATATATATAAATATAAAAAATTTATATCTATATACTTAAATATTATCAAATACTTAACCCAAAATTTAATTAATTGTTTTGCTAAACTTTTTAAAAAGTGGATTACCATAGTAACCTTGAAACAACATATCCTTTTCTACTAATTTCAATATCGTTTTTATGTCGTATATGATAAAGTCGCCTTCTATCATTAGCAGTTCCTTTTGGAATAAGTCCTTTTTTTTCATAGTCTAAATACATATGATAGTCCATATATCTACTATCTCCAACATAAAATAAAAAAAGTCCAGTTTTTTTATCATAAACTTCTAATTTTTTATCTTCCTTTTCTGCTGGGTATATATCTAATCCCATTTGTTTTGCTATTTTATAAGTTGCGTCACTAATATTATACATTTGTTATACATATACCTTTAGAAAAGGTATAACCAAACTTAATTTAATTATTTCATAAAGGTTTTTTCAATATATTTATAGCAAGTATTATCATTTTTATCAAAAACCACAAACACTTGGAGCCCATACCAGTAATTACAATTAAATAAAGTCATAGTTGAAATAGTGAACCCTAAATCATTTAATTTTTTTAACCGTTTGGGAGTGAATGAGCTAAAGCAAGCTTGATTCATTATAAATGCTATTTTCTTCAAATTGGGGTAATTGGTCATAAAATACTCCATAAAATAATATACGGCGTTTCGCTCTTTAAATATCCCTTTTTTATTTGGAATAGAACAGCGATATGGAGGATTTGTATAGATGCACGTTATATCGTTTTTTTCTTTAAAGTCGAATACATCTGTTCCTTTTGTTATTTCTGTTGAATATTTTTTGTTAGTTTGTATTAGATTAAAGAGTGAATTTTCACCTGCAAAGGGTTCGTAGAATATTTCATTAGCATCTATGGGGTGGAGTTCTAATAGTTTTTTCCAGACATCAATAGGCGTTTGAATATCTAAATAATTTAATAATGTCATTATTATATTATTATATTATATTTCTTTTATGTTAGTATTTTCTTTTAACATTAATGCTTGTTCTTTTTTTCGTTGACGATATGCTTTATTATATTCCTTTTTTTGTTCTTTAATATGTTCTTTATTTTCTTGACGATATTCCTTTTTTTGTTCTTTAATATGTTCTTTATTTTGTTGATAATATTCCTTTTTTTGTTCTTTAATATGTTCTTTATTTTCTTGATGATATTGTTTATTATATTCTTTAATATGTTCTTTATTTTCTTGATGATATTGTTTATTATATTCTTTATGCCATTCGTTAATATGTTCTTTATTTTGTTGATGATATTCTTTTTTAGTTCTACCAGCAATTTGTTTATTAACACAATTATTATTTCTAATGTAATAACCCTCTCGTTGTAATAACTCCTCTTTACTATTACAAGGATAGTTTTCAACTAATTCTATTTTAGCACTTGTTAGTTCTAAAATTTTAAATGATGTTGTATAATTACATTTACCTTCTTTATATAATTTCATTTGACCTCTATGTCCAGACATTCGTCTACTTAAGGTTTCGCAAGTTGAACCATAATATACATCATCATTTTCATAAGAATATATTTTGTATATTTTTGCTTTTGAATAATCTGGCATTACGTTTTTATATGTTATTATACGTTATTGTCTTTAAATTGTTTCAATTATATATCTAATCCAACTTAATGTATGTTTTTGCTACATTTGTTGAGCTTCCCATTTCAGCCATATCTTCTTCAAGCTGTTTTTGTTTTTTTGATGTTTCAGCATATTTCCCAGTAAGAAATGTATGTCTAAGTTGATTTGTCGCAATCTTACGTCCACCAAAAATAGAATTCATACGTTGATTCAGCTTTACAGAGTTAAGTTTGTTTCCATTGGTATCAATTAGCAGATATTCACTAGGATTAATTTTTACCCATTTTGTTAGTATGTTTCTTAATTGAACTGGAATATCAACTGATTGCTGACCATATGTCTTGGCAGTCTTATACCTATTGAATATTAATTTATTCTTTTCAAGATAATTATCTATTTCTTTATCAACATTACGGATTTTAAATTCGCAGTAATCTAGGGAACGCCTTGGAGGAATAAATCCGCCGCTCATAAGTGCTAATATAATAAAATTTTGTATTTGTTGGAGCTCACATGGAGAATGGTCTTTTTTCTTATATAGTAAATCAGCATTTCGTTTTAAGTTATCATATATGAGTTTAACGTCATTTGTATCAACCCAATTGGCTTTTTGCGTATCACTTTTGGTTTGTGTATTAATCTCTTTGTTATATGTAGATACATCCTCCATCATTAATTTACGATAAGATGCATCATCGGTAATAACAACTAAAGCAGATAATAATGTTTTTCGCTTATTAGCTGGTAACTCTTTAAGAAATTCTAATACCTTTTTAGAATCATCAAAATCCTTAACATCAACAGAACCTCCAAATATTTTCTTATGTAGTGATTTCAATATACTAACATAAGTTTTCAAACTACCTTCGCTCAAAGCGGGTCTTTTATCTTTAATAAATTCTTTCAAATCTGACATATAATATTATAATAGAAAATAATATTATATCTTAATTAAACAATTAATATTATTGCTAAATGGTTTTAATTCATTTGTTTAGCATAACGTAAATTATCTGGAATACCAGCAGAACCAATACGAATTGCTGTGTCATTAAAAATATGCTTAACGAACCCTTTTATCTTTTCCTCATTGAAGATTTTCCTATGTTTAGCATCAAGTTTAGGACTATAAATATCTAAAATTTGCTTTAATTGTGGTATCATTTCTAAAGCCTTATTTTGTAAAAACTCAAAATCATCACGAATATTTAAAGGAAATGGATTCACATCAAAGAAAGAGGATGATGTTTTGCTAAATTCAAACATTCCAGTAACTAACACACAAGTAGCGTAACTTGCTAAAACATTTAAACTTAATCTGACTAAATCTTTCTGGTCTAAAGTTTTACCTAAATTTAGCTCCTCAATAATATAACTGATATCAAGGGTAAGTGATTTCATTCCTAAAATAGTAAGACAACCGTCATTATGACCCTCAATAAAATTCATAATACTAGCTAAATATAAAAATAAATAATAATCATTAGTGCGGTTATCATCGTATAAATGTTTATAACTAATCATATCAGATGTATATTGTTCTATTTTTTCCTTAAATTTCTTATCCATATCTGCCTCGGCTGGTTCTTTACTTTCTTCTGTCATTTATATAATATAATATAATATTATTTCTAAATACTTTTAATTTAATTGATTAATTGTTATATCTAATTATATTTGTTAGTATAATTAATTTAGTAAAGGTATAATATTATTTTATATTCTTATTATATATAATAATGCGGACTTTGATCATGAATAGTTCAAATATAGTTGCTGGTACTAATAATTCAGTATTATCTTATAATTTTATAGGGGGTGGTATTACACTAAAAAAAGGGCAAAAATTAGCTTTAGCAAGTTTACAAATGTATTACTCTACCTTTAATATTACAGCAGCTAATAAAAATAATTCTTTTTCTTATGTATGGGTTAATGGAATTAATTATAATGTAGTTGTGCCTGATGGATTTTATGATATTGATGCATTAAATAATTATTTACATTTTAGAATGGTTCAAAATACACATTATTTAGTTTCAACTACAGGTGATTATATTTATCTAATGACTTTAGGTATCAATCCAAGCCGTTATGCTGTTCAAGTAAATTGTTTTGGTATTAGTGTAGCTCTTGCTACTACAAATGTTTGGAC